CGGAGACGATTGTACATACCTGCAGAAAGAGTGAACCGCCGCAACGGGGCATCAGATATGAAGAGCAAAGAAAGCCACGTATTCAGCACGCCCCAGCGCATGAGAGGGACGAGTAGAATAAGTTCATGCTCATTGCCAGCTGCGCGTCGCTCAACCAGATACGTGGCCCGTGCAATCGGGACGAGACCGAGAAAGTACCTGGTGGCAGACAATGCGTCCTGCTGGTAGTTCCAAATCGGATGAGAGTAGCTCCCGCCCCCTTTGACTTCGTATGTGACGACGTCTCTGGAGAACGAGTAAGCATACTCCCCTGTGGACCTACCAGCAGTTTGGGGCTGGAAAGTGAATAACAAGTGGGGCATGAAATTGGTGGCTAACCATCTAGGCATATCAACGTAACAGTCCACATCAATCATCAGAACCGCTGACCCAGGAACAAGTGGATCACTCCTCAGGGGGGTGTGCAGGTCTTTCACCCAAGTGGGAAATCGAACACCGCTCATCCCGCTCCTTTGTTCGGATGCGGACATCTGGTAAGACCAGGGCTTGTGGACTAAGTTACGCGCTACATTTCTCATAAACGCTGCCGCAGCAAGACGATAAGCTGCGGATTGACCATGCGAATGGTTCGGGTGTGGACGACAAAGTGGCATAAGCTCGGAATGGAATGCATCCCGATAGGACCGAGTGTCTAAGGACAAATCATACGGCTCGCCAACATATTCCTGGGCAAGCAAGGAGGCGAGGCCCTCATAAGGCCGAACGGAAGACATATCGAATCGATACCGCAAGTAAGCACAAGTTGCAAGTGCAACCAAAACCATGCAAACAGCAGCAAGGATCCAAAAGTCGAGGTCGGAGAGGACGGGCCAAACGCCATAGTGCTCGTTATACCAAGCACAATAGTACGATTGGGGATACCTCCAATAAAGAAGGAAGGTACGTGGTGGGGGACACTGGTACAGCCCAACGATGAGCTGAATAAGCCACTCAAAGAAAGTCTCCAAACAACCGCTAACGAACCCTACCAAGGCGCCAAGCAACGTGGGTAGTGTTGCGATAGTGGGGCGCCGCGCAATACCAACGCGGATGATGTAGGGAATAGCGTCAAAGAAGAACCAAGCAACGTGAGAAACGTAGAAACCAATATCGACACTCATGACATGCACCAACGAGTCAAAAAGAGTCGGTGGCGCTGCCAGGAACGGAAGATAATAGTAGACATAATAAGTAACGAACGAGGATATCAAAGTAAGTGGATACATAATCTCGAATGAATAT